AACAGGTAATGCAGACCATAGTATTACTGCGACAGTAACAGGAAATTCAAATAATATAGATGTAGATCAAACAAATAGTGGCGGAAGTACAAGTGGTATATTAAGCCTTATATCTACAACATCAAGCGGTACTATTGATATAGATCAATGCACCTCTGGTTGTTGATACTGTTTTCTACTGCATCTTATGCAGACATAGGAGCTATTTCAGAGTTAAGAGGCAATGGAGAGGTTATACGAGAAAATCAGTCAGATAAATTATTTGCGGAGCTTGCTCTCGATATTTTCAGTAATGATGATGTCCGTACTGGTAATGGTCGTATCGCTATTCAGTTTATTGACGATACTGTTATTCGGCTTACTGAACACTCTAAGGTTGTTATTGATAAATTCGTCTTTGATCCTGATCCAAATAAGAGCGAACTCGCATTATCGTTCATACGAGGAACTGGTAGATTTATTTCTAGCAAAAAGAAACGCATTGCTCCTAAGAATATATCCATCAAAGCGAATGGTGCATTTGTTGGAATACGAGGAACGGATTTTACGATAACTAGCGATGAGATTGGTCGGACAATGGTTATACTTTTGCCTGATGAAGATGGTACTTCTAGTGGTGAAATAACTGTTACAACATTTGCAGGAACTGTTGTAATGAATAAGCCATTTCAAGCAACAGTAGTTACAGTAGCTGAACAAATGCCAACAAGACCAGTAACATTAACCAATATGACTTTAGATTTTATTGATAATTTACTGATTGTTAATCCGCCCGAAGAAACAGAAAAGGCTGTAGAAGAACAAAATACTAAAGCAGATAACATCTTAGATGTTGATTTACTTGAAGAAAATGAACTAGACAAAGATTATCTTGATGAAGATGAGCTAGAAAATATTGATAGATTAGATATTGATCTACTTAATATAGATTTTCTTACCGATTTATTAGCTGTTATAGAAAGCGGTGTAAATAAAAAAGCTGAAGTTAATGTTATAGAAGGTGTTGAAATAGAAGGAATAAAACCTCCATTTGATCCAACCACACAAACATATACTTTTGTTGATGGATCAATGCTTACGATATTTAGACAAGTAGAAAATACTATTGATTTACAATTAGATAAAGATGGTGCATATAATATATCTATACTATCTGCGGGTCAGCAAATAAACGCAACAATCAATGGTGGTGGTGAAAGTGAAATATTCATTAATCAGTCTAATTAGTTATTTACTTTTGCTCATTTTTGCATTTTGGCTTATGGATTTAAAAGCTGATGACAATATTATTAACATACAAACTAAAGGCTCTGGTACATCTATCGGTATAGATCAATCTGGTTCAGGAAATGTAACGACAGTATGGTGCGGTTTATCTGGCGGAACATATGCAACACATACTTGTACTAACGCAACAATAACAATAGATCAGCATGGTTCAGGAAATCTTGCTAAAGCATATTCACAGCATACTAATCATATAGATAATCAATATACTATTACCCAAAATGGTGATAACAATACTGGATATCTAGACTTAGATGATGATGATAATATTGCGACTGTAATTCAAACTGGAAACAGTAATTATGGTGAGATATATATGCAAGGTGATGATAATTCCTACACAATCACTCAAACAGGCAATAGTTTTTACGCAAAAATGTATGCCTTCGGTGATGATTCTACATGGGCAATCACGCAATCTGGAAGCGGAAATCACAATGCTTATATAAAATCTTGCGGGAATTGCAATAATAACGATGCAAGTATTACGCAATCAGGTAGTGGTGCTAAAGATGGAGATATAGAATTTAGAAATAATCCATCTGATAACAATACAGTCAACCTAACACAAAGCGGTAATGGCTCTCATGCAGGGAATATATTAGTAAAGCAAGGCAATTACATAGTTAATGCAACGCAATCAGGCTCTACTAACCAGAACTATACAGTTACTTTAGACTGCACAACTAACTGCAATAAGACTATTACAGTAAACCAATACTAACGAAGGAGTGGTGATAAGATGAAGTTTGGATTTGTAAAAAATATAATAGGCGCAGTCGCTCCAACGATTGGCACAGCATTAGGTGGTCCAATGGGTAATATGGCGGCTAACATGGTGGCAGAAGCATTAGGATGTGAACCTACACCGAAAAAGATAGAACAAGCAGTACAAGCCGCAACACCAGAGCAATTAGCAGAACTTAAAAAGATTGATGCAGAATTTGAGGTTCAAATGAAAGAGTTAGAAGTTGATCTCTACGCTCTCCAAACAAAAGATATACAAGATGCAAGAGCAAGATTTTCTAAAGACTGGACATCCAAACTTATAGGTGTATTAGTTGTTGGTGGATTCATGGGATATATCTTTCTAATCACGCTCCAACCTCCAGAGCAGAACAGCGAAGCGTTGATCAACTTAGTTCTAGGTTATCTTGGCGGTCTTGCAAGTGCTATTATATCTTTTTACTTTGGAGCTTCTAATTCTACTAAGGATAAAGACGAATGAAGGTATCAGATGAAGGTCTATCACTTATAAAACATTTTGAGGGATGCGAGCTAAAAGCATATCGTTGTGCCGCCAATGTTTTAACCATAGGTTATGGAACTACAAAAAATGTTACCGAAGATATGGAAATCACTCAGGAAGAAGCAGAATCGCTTCTACAGGAAGAAATGCATGAATATGAGGGTTACATTAACGATATAGTAAAAGTACCCTTAGAACAGCACCAATTCGATTCTATGGTGTCATGGGTATTCAATTTAGGTAGTGGTAATTTATTTTCATCAACTTTATTAAAAAAGCTAAATAACTCAGAGTATGATGAAGTTCCAGAACAAATAAAAAGATGGAACAAAGCAGGTGGTAAAGTATTAGAAGGCTTGGTGAAGAGGAGAGAGGCGGAAGCTTTACTTTTTTTGGGTAAATCGTGGAATGAGGTTTAACTATGCCTTTGGTAAAATATGTATTTAAAGCTGGCATAAATAAAGAAGGTACTAACTATAGTAATGAAAATGGTTGGTTCGATGCTGATAAAGTTAGGTTTAGAAAGGGCAGACCAGAAAGGATAGGTGGATGGACTAAAAATAGTGATAACAGTTTTATAGGAACTTGTAGAAAAATATATCCTTATAAGTCTGTTGATGGTACAGATTTTACTGTACTAGGTACACATCAAAAATTATATGTTCAACAAGGTGATAAAATAAATGATATAACACCTATTAGAGCAACAACTACTGATGGTATTACCTTTGCTGCTACTGATGGCAGCTCTACAATTACAGCAACTGATTCTTCGCATGGAGCAGTAGTTGGTGATTTTGTAACTATTAGCGGTGCTGTTAGTTTAGGTGGACTTGTAACTGCCGATGTTTTAAATCAAGAATATCAGATAGTTTCTGTTCCAAGTACAAACACATACACATTTACAGCCAAAGATACAGATGAAGATGAAGTTACAGCAAATGGTAGTGATTCAGGTAATGGTGGCTCTGGTGTTGATGGAGCATATCAGATTAATACTGGATTAGATGTATATGTTAAATCAACAGGTTGGGGATCAGGTCTATGGGGAGCAGGTACATATGGTTCAGCTAGTTCATTATCTTCTGCAAATCAATTAAGACTGTGGTCGCTTGATAACTTTGGAGATGATACTGTTGCTAATATAAGAGCAGGTGGAATTTTTTATTGGGATAAATCTTCTGGTGCTAGTACAAGAGCAACAAACATATCAGCATTAACTGATGCAAGCAATGTACCAACAATAGCATTACAAGTAATGACTTCAGATGTTGATCGCCATGTAATTGCTTTTGGATGTAATTCAATAGGTTCTTCAACTATTGATCCTTTACTAGTTAGATTTTCTGATACAGAAAGTATTATTAATTGGACACCTACAGCAACAAACCAAGCTGGCGGAGTTCAATTATCTCAAGGCTCTGTAATTATAAGTGCTATAAAAACCAGACAAGAAATAATAATTTTTACAGACGTTGGTTTAGTTTCAATGAGATTTATTGGCTCACCATTTGTATTTTCATTTACAGAAGTAGCAGAAGGGTTTTCTTTAATATCTCCAAATGCTGTAGTTAATGCAGATAATAAATTATTTTTTATGGATAGAGGTGGTTTTTATACTTACTCAGGTGCGGTTCAAAGATTGCCATGTACTGTATTAGATTATGTTTTGTCAGATTTAAACTATGATCAATCACATAAAGTATTTGGAGGGGTTAATTCATTAGCAAATGAAATAATGTGGTTCTATCCATCAAGTAGTAGCTCAGAAGTTGATAGATATGTTTTATATAATTACTTAGAGAATGTTTGGAGCATAGGAACTACTACAGATAATTTTGTTAGAACAGCATGGAACGAAGCACATTTTTCAGATTTTCCAATAGCGGCAAGTAAAAATGATAGTGAAGTTAATACTAACTATTTATACAATCACGAAGATGGTGATGGAGATGAAAGCAATTCTTTTACTGCATATATAGAATCTAGTGATTTTGACTTACAACCTGATGGAGAACACTTCTTACAAATACAAAAATTAATACCCGATATTAAATTTAGAAATCAATACAGCACATCAGATACAGTATCATTTGTTATTAAAGGTAGAAATTATCCACTAGAAAGTCTTTCTACTTTACAAACTATTGATGTAACTCCAGACTCTACATTTAGCAATACAAGAGCTAGAAGTAGACAATGTGCTTTAAGAGTAACAAACTCATCAAGTAACTATGGATGGCGGCTTGGTGATTTAAGATTAGAGATCAGACCAGACGGGAAAAGATAATATGCCTAATTCAAGAAATAAAGGAGCAAGTTTTGAAAGAATGATAGCAACTTCTTTGTCTGAAGAACTTGGTCTTAATATCAAATTAAAAAGAATACTAGAACAAACAAGAGAAAAACATTTGCCAGATTTAATATTCGGTGATTGGTATTTAGAGTGCAAGCGATATGCTAGTGGCAAAGAACCTGCAACTGCATGGTGGCAACAAGTAATAGATGCTTCTCAAGATAAAGGAATACCTACTTTGATATACAAATTTGATAGGCAGCCTATTAAAACAAGAATACCATTACACGCAATAAACAATAATTTACCAGTAAATAATCTTATTACTTGTGATTTAAACTGGAATGATTTTATTTATTTGATTAAATCTTTATATCCAGATGATATAAAAAATTACAATAAACAGGCAGCATAATGGATATAAAAAATATTTCTTTGCCATTACCAGCAGCAGAATATAATGAAGATAATGAATCTATTACTAGAAGAACTATAGAGCAAGCTATAGAAGATTTGGCAATAAATATAAAAAGACTAGAAGAACTTGAGAGTAATGTTATTAGTAACGCAATAAGAAAAAAACAATTTTTATTAATGGGTGTAAAACATGGCTGATGTATTAAAGGTACTAGGGCAGTTAGACCCAGCCGCAACCACCACTACAGTTTTATACACAGTTCCAGATATGACACAGACTACAATTAGTTCTATTGTTGCAGCAAACAGAACTGGTTCTGCTATTACATTTAGATTAAGTGTTCATGTTGGTGGTGCAGGTGCTGATGATAAACAATATATTTATTACGATAAATCAGTAGCAGCAAATGATTCGTTACCTATAGTTATTGGAATGACTCTAAATCAAACAGATGTTTTAAAAGTCTACACAAGCGCAGTAGACATGAGTTTTAATATTTTCGGATGTGAAACAACAGAGGTTAGATAATGGCTGAAAAGAAATACAAAGCAAAAGATATTGAAAGTTTAGCTGCTTGGATAGCTCAAGGACCTGATAGATTTGAATTATTAGATATTGTTGGTAAAGCAAAAGATGTATATGAAGATTTAACTCATAAAAATCCTTTAATAAGACGTTATGAATTAACTGGTAGCAGTTCTTTATATGAACTAATGAGAAGTGATGAAGTAAGCCGTG